GACGCCACAACAGATTTTACAATAGGTTCAACGGTTATTACAGACGACTCAATTGTGATGACACCATCAACAAGTGATACGATTACTTTTAGTGGAGCTACCAATGGTGCATTGGCTATTACTACAGTAGATGATGCAGCCGCAGCAGCAAACATAACAATTACCGCTGACGGAACGTTTGAAGCAATTGGTACTACCGTAACATTAGATTCGGGTGGAGCAATTAACCTTGAACCAGCAGCAGGTTCAGCAATTTTATTAGACGGAACAATTAGTGTAGATGCAGGAGTAGTAACAGGAGCAACATCAATTACTTCTACCGATTTAATTGGTACTAATGTTGATGGTATACTTGGTGCTGACACGGCTCGTGCAATTACAGGTACAACAATTGACGCAACAACAGATTTTACAATAGGTTCAACGGTTATTACAGACGACTCGATTGTGATGACTCCAACAAGTGGTGATACGGCCACTATAGCAGCATCTACTAATGGTGCTCTGACTATAACTACAGTTGATACAGCAGCCGCAGCAGCAAATCTTTTATTTACAGTAGATGGCACGGCTGAAATTGCTTCAGCAGGATTAATAACATTAGATTCTGGAGCAGCAATTAACATCGAACCAGCAGCAGGTTCAGCAATTCTATTGGATGGTACAATCAGTATAGACGCGGGTGTAGTAACAGGAGCAACATCTATTACATCGACAGCATTTGTTGGAACATCAGATGGAGTTGTAGGTGGTAATACTCCAGCAGCTGGTACTTTTACAACTTTAGTAGCAACTGGAAATGTTGATTTAGGAGACGCTACGGGTGATACAATTACAGCAACGGGTCGATTCGATTCGGACATAGTACCATCTACAAATAGTGCAAGAGATTTAGGAACTTCTGCGTTACAATTTGCAGAAGCTCATATTGATACAGGTCATATAGACGCAATTACTGCTACAGGAACTTCTACACTTACTACAGTTGATATTAATGGTGGAAATATTGATGGAACAGTTATTGGTGCAGCAACACCAGCATCTGGATCATTTACAGGAATTATTGTAACTGGTGGTATGGAAGTACGAGGAGATTTAACATATGTTTCAAGTTCAAATTTAGATATTGGAGATAGAATAGTTACATTAAATGCTGGTTCAGCAGCAGGAGATGGTGGACTTTATATAAATGATGCCGATACAACAGAAACAGGTTCATTACTCTGGGATGTAAGTGAAGATAGATGGATTGGTGGATTGAAAGATGCAGAAGTTAATTTAGTAACTATTAGTTCAACCGACACACTTACAAACAAAACTTTAACAAGTCCTGATATTAATACACCTGATATTGATGGTGGAACTATTGATAATACAGTAATTGGGGCAGCAACTCAAGCCGCAGGTGATTTTACTGCAATAGGTGCAGTAGCTGCAGGTACTATTGTGGGTACTACAATTGACGCAACAACAGATTTTACAATCGGTACAACGGTTATTACAGATGATTCAATTGTGATGACACCATCAACAGATGATACGGCCACTATAGCAGCATCTACCAATGGTGCTTTGACTTTTACTACGGTTGATACAGCAGCCGCAGCAGCAAATCTTTTATTTACAATCGATGGTACTGCTGAGATTGCTTCAGCAGGATTAATAACATTAGATTCTGGAGCAGCAATTAACATCGAACCAGCAGCAGGTTCGGCAATTTTATTAGACGGAACAATTAGTATAGACGCTGGTGTGGTAACAGGAGCAACATCCATTACATCAACTGCGTTGGCAGGTGAATTAACAGGAAATTCGTCTACAGCAACTGCTTTGGCTACTGGTAGAACAATAGCAATGACTGGTGATGTTGCATGGACTTCACCAAGTTTTGATGGAAGTGGTAATGTTACAGCAGCTGGAACAATACAAGCAAATGCAGTTCAAACTGGTATGGTACATGATGATGTAGCAACTGAATTGGCAGGAGCAGGAACGACTGCCACAAGTGGAGTGATAAATGTAATTGGTGGAGATGGAATTACAGCAAATGCTAATGATGTTGCAGTAACAGCAGCACAAACAACTATTACTTCAATATATAATACTGGACTTAAAGTTGGTAGAGATGCTAGTGGTGATTGGATTGATTTTGGTACAGATGATAATATTAAAGTGTATTTATCAAATGTAGAAGAATTTAGATTTACAGCGGGTGGAACATTTCACGCAGACGCTGACGTTGTTGCATATTCTTCAACCGTCGCATCTGATATGAATTTGAAAGAGAATATCACAGATATGAAATATGGTTTATCTGATGTGATGAAACTTCGTGGTGTTGAGTATGATTGGAAACGAGAAGATATGGGACACGATGTTGGAGTGTTAGCACAAGAAGTAGAAGCAGTTATTCCTGAACTTGTGAAAGAACACGAAGGTTTACATGGTAGAGGAAAATTTAAATCGGTGGATTATAATAAATTAGTCCCCGTTCTGATAGAATCTATTAAAGAATTGAAAAAAGAAATTGATGATTTGAAATCTAATTAGATACTTATAGTTAGATACATTTATAACAACAAAAATGGAGGTTTTAACGTGGCAGACGAAACGAAAAAATCAGAAGTAGTAGTACCTGAAGAAGAGATCAAAGAGATTAAATCTTTACAAGAAAAATACCAAGGTATAGCTTTACAACTTGGACAGATTGCTTTACAACGTAGTCAATTAAATAAGGAATTGGATAATATAGAATCTAATGAACAAAAATTGCATGTTGCATATGATGAAGCTAGAGAATCTGAACAAGGAATTGTAAAAAAGATGACAGATAAGTACGGAATTGGTAATCTTGATGTAGAAACTGGTAAATTTACTCCTCAAAACTAATGTTTGAGAAATTTGGCTTATATTTATATATAACTTTAATTTGTATTAAAACAACCTCATAAATTGGGAGAAAAATAATGGCGGAAAGAATAGTAAGTCCTGGAGTCTTCACAGAAGAACGGGACTTGTCTTTTCTACCACAAGGTATTTCTGATATTGGGGCAGCAATAATAGGGCCAACTCAAAAGGGCCCAGCATTCACACCAACCATACTTAGTAATTTTTCAGAATTTGAAAATACTTTTGGTAAAGTGAGCGAAGATTATTATGTTCCCTATACAGTACAAGAATATCTTAAAAGTGCCAGTTCTGTAACAATAGTTAGAGTTCTTGGTATTGGTGGATATAAGACAGATTATGTTAATATAGTTGCAAGTGGTTCATCCAACGAAGATTTAATAGCAGTTTTAGCACCATCACGTGGTGCTGGGGCACTTGGAATTGATGGAACACGAGTAATGAGAAGTGGTGTAGAACAAAGTGGTTCAACTGTTTCAGTTACAGCTGGTGATTTTGTAATCCACATAAGTGGTTCTACTAATACAGCTGGAACATTTCATGAAACAATAAGTGCATCGTTTGCAACATCAAGTGATTTGTTTATTGATAAAGTGATTAGTTCTGATCCAATGAACAATACATCAAAAGTATACCTATACAAAGTATTTAAAGAAACTGCACACAATAATCATCAGTCTTGGACTGAATTATCAGTAGCAAATAGTGCAAGTGGTTCGGCTGGACAGGATTTTCAAAGTGGAACTGGATATTCAGCACAATATGGAGCAACTGGTGTAGCAGCAACTTGGACAGGTAATAGTGATTATTCTGTGGCAAGAACACCAATCGTAATTGACCAAGGAGCAACAGCAACTCGTTCATACAATAACTTATTTAGAATTTATTCATTATCTCACGGAACAAGTGTGAATGAAGAATTTAAAGTATGTGTATTGAATATTAAAGCGGCTGGTTCAATTCCTGGTTCGGATTATGGTGAATTCTCTGTACAGGTAAGAAAAAATAACCCAGCACAAGCAGATGATAATATAGTTCTTGAACAGTTTGATAATTGTAATTTTGATAGAACTTCAAACAACTATTTCGCAAGAAAAATTGGTGATAGATTTGTTGAAATTGATTCAAATGGTAAATTAACCTATAAAGGTGATTGGCCAAATCAATCTAAATGGATTCGTATTGGTGATTATGCAGATCTTAGAAACTTAGCTAAAAATGTAGTACCTTTTGGATTTGAAGCAGTGAATAATCCAGTATTAGGTGCTAATGTACCTACAATAACATTTAAATCAGAACAGAAAAATGGTGTTGGTGATTTTGACCAAAACGTATTTTATGGATTTGATTATAAGTTAAAGGATAATAGAGAGTATTTAGCTCCTATTCCTTATAACGCTACTACAGGTTCAAATAGTGTATTTTCATTAGCAAATATGAATGGTGATGATAACGCAGCAGGAGACTTAAATGTTTCTACGGCAGCAAATAGTTCAACAGCAATAACATTAGCAAATTCAGACATTGCACAGAGGAAATTTGTAATGCCTCTACAATGGGGATTTGATGGTGATGATCCAACTGTGATTAAAGCTACTGGAAATGATATTTCTGGTACAAACACACAAGGATTTGATTTATCATCCGCAGCAGCAAGTGGTTCTGTAGCATACAAACGAGCAATCAATGCTATAAGTAATCCTGATGAGTTCGATATTAATTTATTGGCTATCCCAGGTGTACTTCATAGTAAAGGTGGTTCAATTGTACATAGTGCAGTGACCAACCACGCAATTTCAAAAATTGAAGCTCGTGGTGATGCTTTTTATGTATTGGATGGATTTGCATGGAGTGATACAATTGATAACGCAACCAACGGTATAAGTGCATTAGATACCAACTACGCAGGGACATATTTTCCTTGGGTTAAAGTAGTTGATTCTGAAACACAATTACCAGTTTGGGTGCCACCTTCAGTTGTTCTACCAGGTGTAATATCCTTTACAGATAAGATAGCACACGAATGGTTTGCACCAGCTGGTTTAAATCGTGGTGGTTTAACTTCTGTTTTAGAAGCTAAAACACGATTAACTCACGCTGAGAGAGATAAACTGTATGAAAATAGAGTTAATCCAATTGCAACATTCCCAGGTCAAGGTGTAACGGTATTTGGACAGAAAACACTTCAGTCTAAACCATCAGCACTTGATAGAATCAATGTTCGTAGATTGTTGATTGCATTGAAGAAATTCATTGCGTCATCTTCAAGATATTTAGTATTCGAACAGAACACAACAGCAACGAGGAATCGTTTCTTGAATATTGTCAATCCTTACCTTGAAAGTGTCCAGGCCAATAGTGGTTTGAACGCATTTAGAGTAGTGATGGACGATAGCAATAACACACCTGATGTTGTTGATAGAAACCGTCTTGTAGGACAGATATTTATCCAACCTACGAGAACAGCGGAATTTATTGTTCTTGACTTCGTGGTATTACCCACAGGAGCATCGTTCCCAGACTAATTCGTAAAACGAAATAAGAAACCTCATTTAATTATGGGGTTTTTTATTGCCCTATAAAACTTCTAAAAAACTTCTACAAATTGACATATATAGAAATTCATTTTTTTTAATTAGTTTGATATTTATACTTGAAGTACAAAAACCGTACAGAATTTAACAATAGGAGAATTGGAAATGCCAGAGTTAATTGATCCTTCAGAAATAATGTTCACACCGTTTGAACCAAAAACTAAAAACCGGTATGTCATGTATATTGAAGGTCTACCCGCATATTTAATAAAAACTGCAGCAAGACCTCAAATAACATTTGAAGAAATAGTATTAGACCATATTAATGTAAAGAGATACATTAAAGGTAAAGGTGAGTGGCAACCATTAGCACTTACATTATATGACCCTATTGTACCATCAGCAGCACAAGCATGTATGGAATGGGTGAGATTATCCCACGAATCAGTAACAGGTCGTGATGGATACTCAGATTTTTATAAAAAAGATATTACATTTAATTTATTGGGTCCAGTAGGAGATATTGTTGAAGAATGGACATTAAAAGGTGCGTGGGCACAGGATGTTAACTTCAATGATGTAGATTTTGCAAATGGTACAGATCCAGTAGATATCGAATTAACATTGCGTTACGATTACGCAATATTACAATTCTAATCAAAACGGAGAATAAAAATGACTGAATGGATAGCAGCAAATTGGGAATATGTTTTAGTTGGTATTTACGCAATTGAAAAAATTGTGAAACTCACACCAACAAAATATGACGATATTCTTTTCGATATGATTCTTAAACCAATCAAAGAGAAATTCGCACCAAAAAAATAATTCGTTATTTCGGACACAAAGGTTATATTTATAATTAGGTTATGACACTAATCAAATAGGAGTAAAAATGGCAGAAACTAAATTCCCTACGGAAGTAGTGGATTTGCCCTCTAAGGGATATTTTTATCCCGAGGACAATCCGTTATCTTCAGGGCAAATTGAAATAAAATATATGACTGCCAAAGAAGAAGATATTTTAACTTCACAAAATCTTATTCAAAAAGGTATTGTGTTGGATAAATTATTGGAATCTTTGGTCGTTGATAAGAAAATAGACCTTAACAGTATGTTGATAGGTGATAAAAATGCATTGTTTATAGCATCAAGAGTTCTTGCATATGGTAAAGAATACACTTTTGATTATATTGATAATACGGGTTTATCTAAAGAACATACACACGATTTAACTAAATTAAAAGATAAAAAAATAGATTTTTCTAAACATGAAAAAGGGAAGAATCTATTTAGTTTTAAACTTCCACAAGCGGAAAGAACAATAGAATTCAAATTACTAACTGATGGTGATGAGAGAGAAGTCGGTAAGGAAGTAGAAGCATTATCTAAAGTAAGTGGTGGAGTTACCAAAGAGGTAACAACTCGATATAAAAAGATGATAATTTCAGTAGATGGTAATTCTGAACAAGCATTTGTTAATAATTTTGTAGATAACGAGTTTTTCACACAAGACTCACAAGCTTTTAGAAGCCATTATCAAGAAATAAC